TAGGCAGTCCGCAGAGCAAAAGTCCTGTGCAACTTCCGGCCAGTAGACTTGGAGGTACTACCCTAGTAATGGATGACGGTGATGATCGTTTTATTAGAAAAAAGCCTGCAGGCGAAGGTCCAGTCGAATATGCAGAAGTTGAAAAAAAAGAAAAAGGCAACGTAGATATTCCCTTTAATGAATATTTTAGAGTGCGTACTCGTACCGGTCATCAAATACTTTTGCACAATAGCGAAGACTTAATTTACATAGGAAATGCACGTGGTACCGCATGGATTGAATTAACCAGCAATGGAAAAATTGACATCTATGCTGAAGACAGTATTAGTATACACACTGAGAATGATTTAAATTTTCGTGCCGATCGAGACATAAATTTTGAAGCTGGCCGCAATGTGAATATAAAAGCAGCTGGCGGAAAAATGCAATTAGAATCAGTTGGCAGCGTGAATATAATTGCTGCTGCAGATGGCAAGATCACTGTGGGAGCAGGATTTGATCTTGTATCGGGATCAGGTACGAAATTGTCTTCAGGCGGAGCGACTAACATTAAATCATCAGATACCAATATTGACGGTGGCAACATTAATTTAAATTCTGGACTGGCAGTAGCAGCAACTCCTGCTTCGCCGTTGAGTACTCATACTAATCCTAAAACTAGTTCTAGCAGTGAATGGGTTAACAAAAAGAGATATCAGAATGGTACTATGACAAGCATAATGAAACGAATTCCAATGCACGAACCTTGGCTGCTGCATGAAAATCAAGCGCCAACACTGCTAACACCAACAAGTACTGATAGAGATACATAAAATGGCAAAAATATATAACAAAAAATCAGTGGCTGCATTTACCGCCAGTACTGGTAATAACAGCACAGCAGCATTTACCTACAAGGGTTTCAGTTCTCAAGAAACTAAATCTAATTTCAAGTCGTATGATATTGATCTTGTCAAACAGGATATCATAAATCATTTTTACATTCGCAAAGGTGAGAAATTAATGAATCCCGATTTTGGTACTGTGATATGGGATCTGTTGTTTGAACAATTTACCGAAGAAGTCAAAAAACTTATAACAGAAGATGTTGAACAGATCATTAACTATGATCCCCGTATAGCAATTAACGGAGTAATTATAGACAGCACAGATATGGGCATACGAATAGAAGCAGATATCACCTATATTCCATTTAATATCAATGAACGAATGACTTTTGATTTTGATCGAGAAAATAATATTATAAAGTAAGCAGTTAATTTTATTAGTTAAATACATGATAGGATAGCAAAATGACCACAACGTCTAGACAAAACAACTTGATATTGAACGAAGACTGGACTAGAATCTACCAGACTTTTCAAAATGCCGATTTCAAAAGCTACGATTTTGAAAATCTTCGCAGAGTCATCATTGCCTATTTCAGAGAAAACTATCCAGAAGATTTCAACGATTACATTGAAAGTTCAGAATATCTTGCCTTAATTGATGCCATTGCTTTTCTAGGACAAAGCCTATCTTTTAGAATAGATCTAGCTAGCCGAGAAAATTTTATCGAGTTGGCAGAACGTAAAGAAAGTGTTTTACGTCTTGCAAAAATGTTGAGTTATAATGCCAAGCGCAATCTACCGTCAGTTGGGCTGTTGAAATTTGACACCATAAGCACCACTGAAAGTGTGTTGGACAACAACGGTAAGAATCTAGCGCAACAGACCATTGTATGGAATGATCCCACTAATTCTAACTGGGTAGAACAATTTGTCACGGTGTTAAATGCTGCGATGACAGATAACACAGCATTTGGTCGCAGCCAAGGGTCTGCAACAATTGACGGAATACCCACAGAACAATATCGATTTAGAACATCGTCGAGCGACGTGCCTATTTTTACCTACAGCAAAATAGTAGCAGGTCGACAAATGACATTCGAATTAGTCAGTACCAGTTTCAAAGGCAAAGAAGAAATCTACGAAGAATCTCCAGTCCCCGGTAATCAATTAGGATTTGTGTATAGAAATGATGGTAAAGGTGGAACCAGTGCTAATACTGGATTTTACCTAATGTTCAAACAAGGTAGTCTGCAGCTGGCAGATTTTTCAATTGATATTCCTGCAACGAATGAATTAATTGCTGTGGACAGCAATAATATCAACAACAACGATGTATGGTTATTTGCATTGAATTCGGCAGGCGTACAATTAAACGAATGGACCAAAGTATCCGCTCTCATAGGTAATAACATATCATACAACAGTATTAATAATAATATTAGAAATATCTATTCAGTGATCACAAAAGAAAATGATAGAATTGATCTAGCGTTTGCAGACGGAGTATATGGTAATCTGCCTCAAGGATCGTTTAGAGTCTATTATAGAACCAGTAATGGTCTCAGCTATCAAATAGCACCAAACGAAATGCGCGGTATTAGTATTGCTGTGCCCTATGTCAGCAAATCAGGAGTCCGTCATACACTAACATTGACCATGAGTCTCAAATCTACCGTGAGTTCATCTTCTCCAAGTGAGTCCCTAGCTTCAATTAGAACAAATGCTCCTGCGCAATACTACACACAGAATAGAATGATAACCGGAGAAGACTACAATCTCGCCCCATTATCTACTTCACAGAACATTCTCAAAGTAAAAGCAATCAATAGAGTATCAAGTGGAATCAGTAGAAACTATGACTTAATTGATGCCAGTGGAAAATATTCCAGCATAAATGTATTTGCTGCCGATGGACTCATTTATAAACAAAACGTTGAGAAATCCTTAGCATTTAAATTCACAAATAGAATTGATATCATTAATTTTATACGCAACAGTATCGAACCTATTTTCACTTCTGCAGATACTTACAATTTTTATCTCACTAAATTTGACAAGATCTTGTTTAGTGATACAAATTATCGCTGGAAACAGATAACCACAGATGTGAATAATTCTACCGGATATTTTTACAATTTTATTGATAATATAATTTTAAAAGTTGGATCATATACCACTAGCACACTGCAATACATCACTCCAGGTACACTGGTTAAATTTACAGCACCAGCAGGTAAGTCTTTTAGACGCGGTAAATTGGTTACCACCGATGCCAACGATCCTGAACAGAAAGATCGATTGTGGACCAAAGTGATTAAAATTACTGGCGACGGCACCAATGCAGGTGTGGGAATTCTATCTTCCGGACTGGGAGCAGTTCAGTTTAGCGACGTTATCCCATCAGAAGCCATTGCTACAAGGATAGTGGCTAAATTTGTGAATAATCTTCCTAACGGAATAGAAAATGAAATGATCAACCTAATGTTGGCCAATCTCAATTTTGGCCTGCGTTTCTCTGTAAGTGATTCAACTTGGAAATTAGTGGCCACTGCCGATTTAAATCTTCTTAATGATTTCAGCCTTGGTAAAAGTGGTGACACAACCAGTCAAAATTTAGATTCGTCATGGATTATTGCATTTGTCAAACAGGCAGATGAATATTTTGTTAGAATACGTGGTTTAGAGTATGTGTTCGGCAGCCTAGAAGAAAATAGATTTTACTATGATAGCTCACAAAAAACCTATAACGGTAAAACCGGTGATGTGGTCAAAGATCAAATTAAGATTTTAGGAATTAATCCGGACAGTAACCTTTTGAATCCTCTGAAGCAAGATATAACTTTTGCTATTAGTGATGCTATTACCTTTGACGACGGATATCAAAGTACAGAAGAAATCAAAATTGAATTTTATGATTCTGATAGCGATGGAGTAATTGACAATCCCGAAGCATTTGAACAGGTAGCGGGACTAGATTTTGATTTGAAATTTTTATTCTTTCAAGAATCTGTAGACGTGGCAGGTAATAAAATTAGACAATATGTTGATAATAGTGATAACGCTATTATTGTGATCCAGAAAGAAAGTCTGATTAATGTTAATGACTATGCCGACGGTCAATTGATCTACTTCTATGATAGCAATGAAAATGTGATCAAGCGAGTTGATCGAAACACAAATACTTTGGTATTAGAAAGTTCATACACTGCAAATTACGGCAGAGCAGGACTTAAATTCCAATACATTCACAATGCTAATGTTGATCGCAGAATTGATCCTAGCTCTAGCAATATTGTTGATGTGTATCTTTTGACACGAAGCTATAACACTGCATTTAGAAATTATCTTGCAGGCGCAGCCAAGAAACCAGATGAACCAAACAGTGATAGTCTACGAATTGCATTTGGTTCAAATTTAGATCTAATCAAATCTATATCCGATGAAATAATATATCATCCTGTGGCCTACAAGGTGTTGTTTGGATCAACTGCCGACGTGCAGTTCCAAGCAAAATTTAAAATAGTTAAAAATTCAAATAGACTAATCAACGACAACGATCTAAAAGTTAAAATTATAAATGCTATCAACGAATTTTTTGATATCAATAATTGGGATTTTGGTGATAGATTTTACGTCAGTGAATTGGTCACATATGTGATTAACACAGCAGCTCCAGACATCAGCAACATGATAATTCTGCCAAGACAGATTACACAGTCATTTGGTAGTTTGTTTGAGATACAAAGCAGAGTTGATGAAATTTTTGTCAGCGGCGCTACAGTAGATGACATAGAAATTGTAACTGCAATTTCTGCTTCGGAACTTAGAATATCCGTTGATTCAGTTATATCGAGTACAAATTAAAAATGGCAGATAAAATATTTCCCAACAGCGGTCTACCTATTAGAAAAACTTCTGAACTACTCCCACAGATTTTTCAAACGGAAGCAAATCAAAAATTTCTAGCAGCGACTCTGGACCCTCTGACTCAACCAGGTGTACTTGAAAAGAAAGTGGGATATATAGGCAGAAGATACGGCAAAACATTTAATACCAAAGACATATATCTTGACAGTGACGAAACACTAAGAAGTAGATATCAGCTAGAACCAGCAGTTGTGGTTGAAAAAGATCAAAAGGTTACTGACTTTTGGGACTATATAGATTTTAAAAATCAAATAAAGTTTTTTAACAACAACGAAGAAAGAGACGACTTAATAGTATCGCAGGATCACTATACTTGGAATCCTCCTATAGAATGGGACAAGATGGTCAATTATCGTGAGTACTATTGGGTGCCTGAAGGTCCACCGCCAATTAAAATTCTTGGCCAAGCGCAGAACATCACTAGCACCTATCGTGTGAGATCTGGTGTGGGTAGCGTTTTTATATTCACACCAGATGGCTTGACCAACAATCCTGCAATCACCTTGTATAGAGGGCAGACTTACAAATTCCAAGTTGCAACACCAGGCAATCCATTTATCATTAGAACCAATGTTGATACAGGTACATTGCAATACAATCCTGTATTCCCCTATGTCCAAGGCCAGCTCACTGTGTTTGATGGTAAGATATGGAAGGCCAAAAAAAATATCAATCCTGCAGACGGCAGCACCATAGATGAAAACAGTGATGATTGGGAGTTTGTTGATGCAGCCAACGAGACTACTTCGTTTGACTATACCAAAGGATTGACCAATAACGGAACTGAAAATGGCACCATAACTTTCACTGTGCCTCTAGATGCACCCGATGTGCTATTCTATCAAAGCTTCACAGATCCCAATAGATTTGGTCGTTTCATAATTGCTAATATTGAAAGCAATACTAAAATTGATATTGAAAAAGAGATTCTTGGTAAAACCACATATACCAGCAGCAATGGTATAACTTTCAGTAACGGCATGATAGTTTATTTTACTGGCACAGTATCACCGGCAAAATACAGTAATCAATCTATGAACAACAAATGGGTAGTAGAAGGTGTAGGAGAAAAGATTTCATTGATCAATGTTGCTGATCTTGTGGTATCTGCTACATTTTCAAATTCTTCGCCAGAAATCTTATTTGATAATGGTGGATTTGATACTCAACCCTTTGATGATGCTGCTGCATTTCCTAGCAACAAAGATTATATCACAATTAACAGAGCCAGTGCGGATTCTAATCCATGGTCAAGATACAACAGATGGTATCACAGGGCAGTCCTAGATTATGCTCATGGCCTAAATCAATCTAGTTTTTCAGCAGATGAAACTGCTAGAGCAAAACGTCCTATAATAGAATTCAAATCAAATTTAAAATTATACAATCACGGATCACTGGCAATGCCTGCAGTGGATTATGTAGACGATTTTACCACAGATGTATTTTCAGTTATAGAAGGCAGTAGCGGATATATCATCGATGGCGAAAGTCTTTTTGATGGTGCTAGAATTTTGATAACCAACGACACTGACAAGTTGGCAAATAATCAAATATACACAGTGAAATTTATTAGGCATGTCAACTCAAGACAAATCAGTCTGATAAGAAGTTCAGAATTAGATCCCACAGTGGGAGAGTGTGTGTTAATTAGACTGGGCCTTGCAAATCGTGGATTCATGTATCACTTCAACGGCACCAACTGGATCAAGAGCCAGACAAAAACAAGTGTCAATCAAGCCCCATTATTTGATATGTTTGATGCTGATGCTGTAAGTTTTGGTGATAGTGAATCATATCCCGTGAGCTCGTTTGTGGGCAGTCCGATTATCAGCTACAAACAAGGCATAGGTGTTGTTGACAACGAGCTAGGCTTTGCTATCAGTTATCTTAATATAGATAATGTTGGAGATATACAGTTTGCTTGGAATCTAGACAGTGATGTTTTTAACTACACCATCGATAAAAAACTGTATTATAAAAATCTAGCCACAGGATTTTACAAATTTAACACAGATGAACAGTATGACAATGGTTGGTTAAAACTAGATCCTGATTTTGTGCAACCTATAATAGATACAATTACTGTAAATTCTATTACTAATGAACTTGTCACATCAGTAGTAGATTGGACCACACTTGCAGATGACAAGATAGCAAAGATTTTATTTTATCTCAACGGTGTACAACTACGTGACACCTATACAAGAAACATCAACACCTTCACTTTCACAACAAATTTTGCTGTTGGCGATGTTATCACAATTAAATTATTTGCAGACACTGTGCCTGACCTAGGATATTATGAAATACCAATGGGTCTGGAAAAAAATCCTCTAAATGAAAGAATAAACACATTTACTCTCGGACAGGCATCTGACCATATTTCTAGCGGACTAGAAATGCTAGATAATTTTGTTGGGCGATATCCTGGCAGTAATAATCTACGTGATATCAGTGGATTTCAAAATCTTACTAGACGATTTCTAAAACATTCTAGTCCCGCCCCACTGTCGATAGCATTGTTATGTGATAAAGAAATCAATATCATCAAGTCTATACAGTATGCCAAAAAAACCTATACAGATTTTAAAAACAGTTTCATCACACTAGCCAATGAACTGTACTATGATCAAACTCCAAAAGATTTTGTAGATTCTATACTAGAAGAAATCAGCAGATCACAAAATTCTACCAGACCCTTTGCCGGATCGGACATGATCGGTAGTGGAGCATATTCTACAATAGACTACACAGTAGAAGACACCGGGATCAAAACATTTGCACTGTCTGAAAAATTTGATCTTGCTACACTTAGTTCTCGAGCAGTCTATGTGTATTATAATAATCAACAGCTTTTACATGCTAAAGACTATGAGTTTAATTCAACTTTTGGTTTTGTAAATTTAAAAATACAGCTTGCTGAAAACGATAAAATTCAAATTAGAGAATACGTATCGACGGCTGTGAATTTTATTCCACCAACTCCTACCAAGCTAGGATTATATAAAAAATATCTACCTAAAAAATTCTTAGACGACACCTATGTCGAACCAAAAGAAGTAATTCAAGGACACGACGGAAGTATCACTGTTGCCTATGGTGATTTTAGAGATGATGTTTTACTTGAACTTGAATACAGAATCTACAACAATATCAAACAAGAATATAAAGAAAATGTGTTTGATATTGATCTTGTGCTAGGCGGTTATTACGGAAACTCGCAGTATAACAAACTCCAAGTTGACAGTATTGTAACTGCTGAATTTTTGAAATGGATTCAAGGCACTAGCATTGACTACGTAAAAAACAGTTATTTCGATTCTCAAAATTCTTTCACTTATACCTACAGCAACATGACTGATCCTACGGGCACAGTGAATCTTCCAGGGTATTGGAGAGGAGTTTATCAATGGTTTTATGACACAACAAGACCGCACCAATCGCCTTGGGAAATGTTGGGATTCTCTGAAAAACCCACATGGTGGGAAAGTGAATACGGTCCAGCACCCTATACTTCAAATAATTTAATTCTGTGGGAAGATCTTAGAGATGGCATAATTCGTCAAGGTGATCGTGCCGGCACATACGACAGGTATAAGCGTCCTTCAATCATGCAACACATCCCCGTAGACGGAGATGGCCAATTGTTGAGTCCTTTAGATTCTGGTCTTGCTGGCAATTTTTCATTGGTCAATAATCAAGGAGCTTTTCAACTTGGAGATCTAGCTCCTGTAGAATTTGCATGGAGGTCCAGTAGTGAATGGCCATTTGCTGTCATGTCAGTATTGTCATTGTTGAAACCTATGGAATTTATTGCAGACGGTTTCAATCGAAGCGCAGTAACCACAAATATTCTTGGACAAACAGTTAATACAAATACACAGATGTTTCTGACCATGGATGATTTAGCATATGAATCCACTGTAGATCAGCCAGTGTCAGGATTGGTAATTTATATTGTAAATTATTTAAAAAGCACAGCCACTACCCCTACCAATCTAGAAGACAAATTGTCAAATATTAATGTTAAATTATCCAATCGATTAGCAGGGTTTGTAGACCAGGCACAACAAAAATATGTATTAGACAGCAAGAATCCAAAATCGACTTCTAGCAGTATTTTTATCCCTCCAGAGAATTATGACATAATTTTTAATGTTAGCGCACCAATTGCAAATCTTGTGTACAGCGGAGTAATCGTAGAAAAAACTAACAGAGGATATAAGATCAATGGTTACGATACTTCCAATGCCTTTTTCAATTACTATACCGCTATACAATCTCAGCGTGACCCTGTCATCCAGGTAGGGGGAGTCAGCGAAAATTTCTTTGACTGGGAAAGTGAAAAATTCTATGGTAATGGGGTAGTAATTAGACATCTAAATCAATTTTATCGCAGTATACGCAGCCATACCAGTGGCACCGCATTTGAAGAAACTCCTAATGGCATAGCAACATGGAGGAAATTAGCAGGAGCACCTATTACTGGTGGCATCACTGCTTTTAGAAGAAGAAATTTCAACAAACTTAAAATAAGAAAATTATTCTATGGCGAGGTAGTAACTGATATTCAACAGGTGATAGATTTTATTCTAGGCTATCAAGAATATCTCAAAAGCGTAGGATTTGTTTTTGATTTTTACGATTCACAGTATCAAACAGCTAGAGATTGGTTTACTTCTGCTAAAGAATTCATGTTCTGGAGTCAGCATAATTGGTCTGAAGGATCGCTGTTAACACTTAGTCCAGCAGCATCGTTGTTGAAAATTAACTTCGCAGTTGGAGTAGCAGACAACGTATTAGATAGTTTTTATGATTATCAGGTGTTAAAGGATGATGGTACCCCGCTGTCACCTCAAAATATCAATGTCAACAGAGATTTTCAAACTATAAGTTTATCAACTATCAATACAAATCAAGGAATTTATTTCTTAAAATTAAACTATGTTCTCAAAGAACATGTGGTTGTGTTTGATGATCGAACAGTTTTCAATGATGTTATCTATGATAAACCTACAGGATATCGTCAGGAACGAATCAAGAGCCGTGGGTTCCGTACAGTAGATTGGGATGGTGATTATACCAGTCCTGGATTCTTGTTTGACAATGTCAACATACAGATTTGGCAACCTTTCACAGACTATAAACTTGGTGATATTGTTGCTTATAAATCGTATAATTGGACCAGCAGGTATAGCCAACTAGGCTCTGCAGAATTTCAAGATGCTGGTTGGACAAAACTTGATTCCACTCCAACTAAATCGTTAATTCCAAATTTTGACTATAGAATAAATCAATTTGAAGACTACTATGAAGTAAACACCGACGGTGTCGGATCCAGCCAACGAAATCTTGCAAGACATGCCATAGGATATCAGCCTAGAGAATATCTGGAAAATTTAGCCGAAGACGAAATTACGCAGTTTAGAATTTATCAAGGATTTATCAGAGAAAAAGGTACAGCCAATGCTATTGTCAAGGTGTTTGATAAAATCAGTCGAACAGATGACGACAGTGTGGTACTAACAGAAGAGTGGGCATTTAAAATAGCGCAATACGGTGGCACAGATCAAACCAAAGAATTCGAATTTGAAATAAAAAAAGATGCTTTCCTTATCAATCCTCAACCTATATTAATAACCTATAGTGAAGATACGGGGATTGTTTTAGATCAATATCTAAGAATAAAATCTTCTAACTTTACCCTAGCCGATACTCCTTTTACTACAAATCTCAACCCATTAATTGACTATGATGGGGTTACTAGATCTGCAGGTTATGTTAATAAAAAACATGTGGATTTTATTTTCAAAAACAAAGATGACATTCTTGATCTAGATATTAGAACAGTGTTTGACAACACACACTTTTGGATCACGTTTGATAAGTCTTCGTGGACAGTGTTGCGTTACAACGAAGAATTGGCGTTGAGAATCAGCAGAGTTGAAAAATTATCCGAAACTCAAATAGAACTGACATTTGAAAGACCGCATAATTTTGCAGTTGACGATATTGTAGGCGTCACATACGTATTGAATCTCAATGGATTCTTTAAGATTACATCAGTCACACGCAATGCCATTATTGTGGCACCATCGTCTACTGATGTGCCAGAAATAGAAGATAGTACCTCCGCAGTGGTAGGAATTTTCACCACAGTGAGATTTGCAACTTATGCAGAATTAGATGATCAAAAAACTGCACTGCTTGGCCTTGGATCAAAACTCTGGGTGGATAACAACGGCGACAACAAATGGGAAGTTGTAGAAAAAACCAAACAATATTCAACTTTTGAATTTACAGAATACGGGATTACCGCTCCTCTTGGCACGGGCACCGCTGTAGTGTATCTAGACAGTCTCAAACAAATTGCTACCAGCATTCCAGACTCGGGTTACGTGATGATTTATACAACACAGACTGCTGGATCACAATTGATATTGAAACAGATAGTGCCCCCACCCAACGATTTTGATACAGCAGTATTAGGATCATTTGGTAAGGTATTAGCAGTGAGTCCTGATCATAGATGGTTGGCAGTTGGCTCACCAAATGCCAGCGGTGTAAAAAGTGGCTATCTAGGCGAGCTAAATCAGTCTGTCAGTTATCTCGTAGGCGAAACTGTGTTATATCAGGGAAAACTTTGGGAAGCTGTGAATAACATCAGTGTAGGGGACGGCAGTTCTATTAATTTCAACAGTGAAGATTGGAAACCAGCCACTATAATCAATGCCAATCCTGCAGCCAGAGGAAATGGATTTACAGATCAGGGCATGATCTCTCTGTATAGGTATTTTCAGGGACAATGGGAAATTGCTCATAATTTTGTGAGTCCCCGCCAAGCAGCATTTGAACAATTTGGCAGTGCTATCTCAATTGGTGTATCCGGCAACACCTATTACATGGCAGTGTCGGCAGTGGGCTCGCTGTGCGACCCGGCACTAGGAGCCAATACAGGTCGAGGCCGCGTATATCTATATTTCTACAACGGTACAGAATGGCAGCATTTAGAAAACACCAAATACCTAGGATTATATCAGACATCGTCTCTAATATTCTATCCGGCCGGATCGATAGTATGGTATCAGGGAGATTTGTATGAATCGGTGATTGACAATCAAGGTGGCGCAATATTACCCACGGTGCTGACTAATTGGAGAAAATTAGATCCTGTGTCCACGCAATGCTCATTGCCAACAAATGTGGCCATGGATGATGACGGATCAACACTTGCAGAAGGCCTATTGAGTACAAGCCAGTTGGCAGAACTAGTCAAGGACGGAGACCAATTTGGTATAAGTTTGACCATGAGTCGAGATGGCTCAGTGTTAGTTATAGGCGCCCCTAATTCAGACGGACAGTATTTTTCTAACTACAAAGGCAATTGGAATCTGTACCAGGAATACACAGAAGGCGATGTGGTCAAATGGCAGGGCGGATATCACAGGTTGATAGATGCAACTACATCATCTATAACCAGTCTAGCAGATTATCCAGATAACGGATTGCCTTGGTCAAATATAGGCGACAGTGCGTCACCTTCCACCGGCAAGATTTTTATATATGAAAGAGATGCCAATAACAGATATTCCCTGCTACAGACCATAACTGCAGATTCACTGTCAGATATCAATGACACCGGAAACGGTGGAATTATAGCGTCCGGAGATCAATTTGGATTTGCCATAGACATAGATGCCGCCGCTACTACCATTGTGGCCAGTAGTCCGTTGGCAGATATTACCAAACAGAATCAAGGTGCTGCCTATGTGTTTAAATTTGACAGCGATTCTTCTGTGCGTCAATTTAGATTGAAACAAAAATTACAGAGTTTTGAATATTTCACCAATGAATATTTTGGTTCCAGCATATCTATAAGTCCATCTACAGAAAAGATCGTAGTGGCTGCCAAGAATGCAGGATACTCTATTACCACGCAATTTAATTTTACAACCTTTGACAAACGTAGAACTACATTTTCCGATCCTAGGGGTTTCCCAGGACAGGTCTATGTCTATCAACGAAAAGACACTGGTTATTTCTTGGTAGAAAAACTAGAAGCAGAGTTTCAGTCAGGTGAATCGTTTGGATACTCTATCGACACCACCAGCTCAATCATTGTGGTGGGTTCACCTACTTATCAAGTTGACGGCGCTCCAGCAGGACGAGTAAGACTGTTTAAGACATCTACTGATACAGATAGTTTTAAAACTATCGGTCAACAAAACAAACTTATAGATGTTGATCTACTGCAAAACATTGAATTATTTGACAATGTTAACAACATAAAAATCACTGATCTGGATATTGTAGATGGATATAAACTAAAAATACTAGGAATAGCCGAACAAGAAATTAGCTTTAAAACTGTGTATGATCCTGCAATCTATATCACAGCCACTGAAGAACAGGTTATAGATGAAACTCAGGCATGGTTCGAAAAACCTGTGGGACAGATATGGTGGGACCTTAGCACGGTAAAATATTTGAATTATGAACAAGATGATTTTGCCTACAGAATTGGCAATTGGAATTCGCAGGTAGTCGGGTCTTCTATAGATATCTATGAATGGGTAGCAAGTCCGTTACTACCATCAGAATGGAGCATCTTGGCAGATACCGTAGAAGGTCTTGCAGAGGGCATATCTGGTCAGCCAAAATTCATAGATGATACTGTGTACAATACCAAAGTATTTTTTAACCCCAATACCGGGCTGGCCACAAGCACACTACATTACTATTGGGTAAAATCTAAAACTACCTTGCCGTCATTGGCTCAGCGAAAAATTTCCGCCAGCGCCATACAGTCGGCCATTGCTAACCCCATAGGCACAGGTGCTGCATTTATGGCAGTGATCGGTGAGGACAAATTCTTAGCTTATAATTTGCCCACTGTGATCAACACTGATACTGCGTTAATTAATTTTGAATACATCAAAAATCGCAAGCAGTTGAACGCAGTTCACAGAGAATATCAATTGTTGACCAACGGTGTTGCTGACAGCTTGCCTACGGCTACACTTGAAGAAAAATGGTTAGATAGTCTTGTGGGTGAAGATCGTGCTGGTAACGCAGTTCCAGATCCAAAACTTCCCGCAAAGAAAAAATATGGACTCGGTGTAAGACCCCGTCAAAGCATGTTTGTGAATAGAGACAAAGCATTGAAAATTGCCATAGACAATATCAATGATATCTTATTGACTAGACCGTTTGCAGATACTATTAACTTTGAAAATCTCAATAAATTAGATCCTATTCCCGGACAGCTATTAAATCAGTACGATGTTATCGTTGATTCTAATATTGATCTCGAACAAGTGGGTACTGTAAAAATTCGCCAAGCAGAGTTTTTTGCAAATATTATCAATGGTGAAATTGATACCATTGATATTGTAGATCCAGGATTTGGATATAGAACTGTGCCATATGTAGAAATCCAAGGAGATGGATTTGGAGCCACAGCAGTGATTACACTTAACAATCAGGGCAAGGTCAACTCCATAACACTTACATCAAAAGGAAAAAAATACTCCACAGCCATAGTGAAAATCAGACCATTTTCGGTGTTATTAGTCAGTGACAGCACAGCCAATGGATTTTGGAGTATCTATGGATGGGACCAACAACGCAGAATTTTTTACCGTAGCAAATCTCAAGGCTATGATACCACTGTCTATTGGGAACTTATAGATTGGTGGGATCAAGGATATTCTCCGAGCTCAAGAATAATTAAAGAAATTGACAATATCTATCAAGAACCTTCTATAGAAACCCAAGTGGGAGATCTAATTAGAATAAAAGAATATTCTAATGGCGGATGGGCAGTATTGGCGAGAACTGAAGAGGATCAAGGAACCCTGTTGGACAACTACAATCTTGTGGGTAAACAGCGTGGCACAATAAGAATCAAAGATATATTGTACAATAGACTGGTCAACAGCTTGGGTTATGACAATGTGGGATCCTATGATGCTGCCTTGTACGATCTTCAACCAACCAAAGAACTGAGATTTATCCTTAAGGCCGCCAAAGAAAATATTTTTGTTGATGATCTCACAGTGGAATGGAACAAGTTGTTCTTCTCATCTATCAAGTATGCTTTCTCAGAACAGACCTACATTGACTGGGCATTCAAGACCAGTTTCTTAAACGCCACACATAACGTTGGTGCATTAGATCAACCTAAAAATTACAAAAATGACAATCTACAAAGTTTTCAACAATATATAGAAGAAGTAAAACCCTATAGAACCAGCATTAGAGAATATACCAGCAGATACACCAATCTTGATATCAATGGTGCTGCAACTTCTGACTTTGATCTGCCACCAGCCTATTCAGTTAGAGATGGAAAGATACTGCCTGTAAATCAATACTACAATAGACTTGATGAATACCCTTGGAAGTCTTGGCAAGAAAATAACGGCTACTCAATCACTGCTATTTCTGTATCCTATGGTGGTAGTGACTACACATCACCTCCTACGGTATTAATTCAAGGCAATGGATCAGGTGCCACAGCACAGGCATTTGTTTCCAACGGCAGAGTATCAGGCATACAGGTCATCACTCAAGGATCTGGGTATACGGGTATTCCTGTAATCAGTCTAGTTGGCGGTAATGGAGCATCAGTGAACATTGCAAAAGCAGCAGCAGTGCTGGGCAGCAGCAAGGTAAGATCTTTTGATATCACTATGAGATTTGACAGAACCAACAAAATAGGAACTTATAGTCAGTTGTCAAATACTCAGTCGTTTACAGCCACCGGATCAAGTGCAATCTTTGATTTAATCTATGCACCTACTAGAGATAAAACCAAGATTTCAGTGATAAAAAACAATCAAACAGTGTTGAATACAGAATATGAAATAGATCTCTATACATCCAGTACAGACACCTATGGGTTGTTAAAAGGAAAAATAAAATTCTATATATCACCCTTGGCTGGAGATGTAATTGTTGTTACCTATGAAAAGAATGATCTATTATTAGACAGTGTGGATAGAATTAACAAATATTACGCTCCAACAAGTGGTATGAAAGGACAAGAATTAGACCAGCTAATGACCGGTATAGATTTTGGAGGTGTGCAAGTGCAGGGCACAACCTTTGAAGTTACCGGAGGCTGGGATGCTCTTCCTTGGTTTACAGACAGTTGGGACAGTGTAGAATCCAGCAATGATTTTTATTATGTTGCAGACGGCAGTACCACATTTGTGTCCTTGCCTTACACTCCAGAAAACAATCAGCCAATATCAATCTATATTCAACGATCAGGAACTAATCGACCTATCAGAATCGACGACCCGTTGTACGATCCCAGTTTAGATTCCAGTGTGCGCACAAATGCTAATGCAGAAATGCCAACATTTATCGGAGATGGTTCTACAAAAATTATAGAAATACACAGATACCTAAGTACTCAGCCTGGTGATACACTAATCTTCAGAAAATTAGATAGTGACGGATCTGTAACAATCAGTGATGTAAATCTTCTAGACACTAGGATCAGTGGCGGTACATTAGCCAATATAGGCGGCGCCTATGTTTCAGCATCTGGAATGACTCCAGAAGAAATAGTCATAGACGGTGAAAAATTTGTCAGTCCGGATCAAGTACCAGCACCTGAGGAAAATGTTCCAGGACAAATTCTAGACAGTGTAAGTATAAAAGTTTTCAACAAAACTGATCCAGGAGCTGCTCCTTTACAACATCGTGGATACATAGGGGATGGATCTACTCGTAGATTCAAGATTGGACTTACCATAGTAGAATCTAAAGCAGTCACAGTATATGTGAATAAAATCAAACAGGAATACATTGGAGATAGCACTATTAATTTCAGTATTGATTTTGTGGAAAATGAAATTGAATTTAATCTTGCCCCTGCAATCAGCGATATAATAGAAATTGTATCTATAGGCATAGGCGGTATTGGAATAATCGACTACCAAGAATTTGTAGCCGACGGCACAACAAACTTGTTTTTAACCAATGCTCAGTATGCACAGACTTCAGCAGTGTTGGTCACACTAGATGGTGAAGAAATAGATACCGGATTTGTAAACAGCTCTGATTTTATCAGCGTTGAAAACAAAACCATGGTTCAATTTGGAGTAGCACCAGGATTTAGGCAAGTGATAAAAATAATATGTTTTGAATCCAGTGAATATTCTAATTCTAATAATCTCAGTTTTGTTAGAATAAATCAACAGACTGTGCCGTTTGACGGCAGCACTCGCAGTATTCCTGTAGATCAATTTGTTAATCTACAAAGATCGTCTGAAATATCTTCGGTGCTAGTCAATGTCAATGGAACTTTCTTACAGGGAATCGATACCACTTATCTTGTATATGACGGTACAAACAATAATATCACCTTGGGAGTAGATCCTGCAGAGTCTATTGGAACTATTACGTCGGGTGGTATAAAGGTCTATATCAACGAAGTGTTACAACAGTTTGTGATTAATTTTACCTATAACGGAAACGAAAATTTAATCAACATTCCCGCAGAAAATCTCACACTAGGTGATGTTATAAGAATAGAAACTAATGTAAGAGCTGAATATTCTATAGTTGGAAATAATCTTGTGATTCCTGCCACTGTGGATCTGTCTCTCAATGATGATATACAGATAATCTGTTTCAGTGAATATCCAACACTGAATATGATTACCGACGAATATACCGGAGGTCGTATACAGTTTCAACTGCCAAGACAACCTATAGATGAGAATTTTATTTGGGTGTATAAAAATGGTCAACGATTGACCAAAGATGCAGACTACAGATTAGATGCTCCAAGATCAGTGATATATCTCACAGAAGATTCAACAGTGAATGATCTTATAAAAATAGTGCAGTTTGGCAATATCATATACAAACCAAATCGTGCATTTGAAATTTTCAAAGACATGCTCAACAACTATCATTACAAACGGCATTCAATATCAAAAACTATTAGACTGGCCAAAGCACTAAACTACTATGACACTGAAATTGAAGTCACTAACAGCAGTGAATTATCTAATCCTATACCGAGTAGACGAATTCCCGGAGTGGTTATCATTAACAATGAGCGTATTGACTATTTTGAAAAGAATGGCAATATTTTGTCACAGATACGTCGTGGCTGTTTTGGCACAGGAATTGCAGAAATCCATGCCGCAGGCAGTTATGTTATAAATGCAGGTGCCAATGATACTCTGCCCTATACAGAGAATCAAGAAAAATTTAATTTTATTAGTGACGGTAGTACATTACTGATTGGTCCTCTAGATTTTACACCAACTCAAGCAGTTCGAACTAGCTGGTACAGAAATTCTATTCCTTCTAGCTACGGTGCCTGCGATCAAGTGGAAGTGTTTGTGTTGGGCAGACGATTGCGTAAAAATCCTTTAGATGTATATGTGGAATCTAATGGAGCCAGCAGTCCATCGGCAGACGAGATTGTAGAAGCTGAATTTTCAGTGAGTGGAACTACTCCCTACATCAGGCTGACTGAACCTGTGGCTGCGGGGGCTAAAATTACAATTATAAGGAAATTGGGAAGAATATGGTATGAGAGAAGTGAGTTTTCTGCCAGCAAGGGTGTGACACTGTTGTCTAATCACACTCCTATTGCAGAATTCATTGCTGCCAAGACCTCTGAATTGCCCGAATAAATACTACTATGAATAACCAACACGAAAACATCATGCCAAACAACAGCGAAAAACCTGAAAAACTGCCCAATGAAACCGGCGGATTTCATTTTGAAGGTCACATAAAGATATTTGATCCAACTACCGGCGAAGTTTTAATCGACAAAAGAAATGCAATTCATTATGAAAACATGAGTGTAGCCATGGTTAACAGCCTTAGCAATCAAGGTCAAGGCACGCTATATCAAATGGTGTTTGGCAACGGCGGTACCAATGTTGATCCCACAGGTCTTATTACCTATTTAACACCCAATACAGTGGGCATAAACACCAGCCTATATAATCAAACATTCCAAAAAGTCATAGATCAAAACGCTATAGAAAACGTTGACCCCATAAGAAATAAAATGCAGATCCGTCACATTAGCGGAGCCACCTATAGTGATATCATCATCAGTTGCATATTAGACTATGGTGAGCCAGATGGCCAGGAAGCCTTTGACAACAGTGTGGATATGAGTGGTAATTTTGTGTTTGATGAATTGGGATTGATATCCTTTAACCCATCAGGAACCGGAAAGTTGTTGACACATGTGATATTCCATCCTGTGCAAAAGTCATTGAATAGACTGTTACAAATTGACTACACGATACGTATTCAAAGTTTAACCAGTTTCACTGAGGTCTAAAAATGCCATATATTGTTAATTTTACAGACAAAGACAACAAGTTACCAATCACGGTATACGATAATACTTCCAGCACAGATACCAGTTTGACATTTCCTGGTAGAAATGTCACAGGCTACGGTCAGACAATAGCTGAAAATTTCCTAGCACTGTTAGAAAATTTTGCCAAAGAAACACAGCCGGTGAACCCTGTTGAGGGTCAGTTGTGGTATAATACCACTGACGGTGTTCTTCAGTTATGGGACAGTACCGCCTGGAAAGCAGCCAGCAACATTCAAAAAGGTGGAGTTGAACCTTCTACCGAACAGTCAAAAGTTGGAGAACTATGGGTAGACACAACTAATCAACAACTGTATGTTTACAGTGGCACACGCTGGATTCTAGTAGGACCTAACTTTTCAACAGGATTACGAAGCGGCCCCATAGTGGAATCTATTACAGATTCTGATAACGTATCTAGAGTGGTACTGATATTTTACATCGAAGATATCCCGGTAATTATATTCAGCAAGGATAGTTTTACTCCGAAATTATCTCTTTCAGGATTTATTACCATTAAGTCCGGTCTAAACATCACAGAAAATAATATTGGTCTTGGTGGATTTGATACCAAAATATATGGAGCTGCGACGTCTGCCGAATCGTTGATTGTTTCAGATGTTGAAATTCCCGCAGCTAAATTCCTGCGTTCTGATATCGTCAATACTACTGAATTTGGCATCAATGTTAGAAATAATCAAGGCATCACTATTGGAGTCAACGGCACATTCAGTCTTACCACATCTGATGTGGCCTCTAGAATTTATGATTCAACTCCAGGTGGCAGTATTGATTTACAGATAAACAATGATGGTATTCCATCTACAGTACTACGAGTAATTGGTAACACAGTGGGCATCAATGTGTTATCGCCAGATGAAGCCTTACATGTTGATGGCAACATTAAAACTAATGGATCGTTAATACTTACAGGCACTACAGCAAGTTCTAATTTCAACAACGGTACATTTAGAACAGCTGGCGGTGCTGCAATTACAAAAAACTTGCTGGTAGGTGACGGTCTTAAAGTTATCGGAGTCAGCGAATTTGATAATACGCAGCCGGCTGCTACTGATTTTTATGACAGTGGTACAGTGTTGAAACGTTGGAAAAATGTCAGAACTAAAAATTTAATTGCTGAAACCATCGAAGGAGTACTGACCGGAAACATTGTTGGCAATGCATCTACAGCAACAAACTTAAAATTTACATCAACATTTAAAATGGAAGGAGATGTAACAGCTCCGTCTTTTATATTTGATGGCCAGGTGGGAGGAAATACCAAAACATTTACCACCACCTTGACTTCGGCATTGATTAGTAGCAAGGATGAACCTTTTCCTTTAATATCGACTCCGCTAGATACCGTATTAGTTTTTCGACCCAGTCTTGGTCTGATCAAAGAAACACGAAACACTTTTGTTGCTGATTTAGCTGTGCCGATTGGCGCCATATTGCCTTATGCCGGAGCAGAAGCTCCATATGGATATGTATTGTGCGACGGCAGCGAACTTGAACAGACAAAATATTCCGACCTATATGATGTTATTGGCGTAACCTACAATGGAGTAACAGCTCTTAACGGTATCAATACGTTTAGGGTACCGGATCTTAGAGGTAGATTCCCGCTCGGAAAAGACAACATGGATAATGCCTTTACTGTGCCTAATAGCACAGGTGGCTTTATTGATGCAGGAGGTGGAAATGTAGATAGAGTATCTGGTACCGCTCCCGACAATCTTGGTGACAACGGTGGACAAAGTGCCAACACGCTTACTGTGTTGAATCTACCAGATCATGAACACAACATGAAAGGATCAACTGGACAGCAATATTTTGCGACTAGAGTAGATAGTGCTATTCCTAGTGATGTGGGATCTTTCTCAGAAAAAGGCCCAACTACTGTGGGACAAAGTCAATATATCCCCAGCTCGGGTGGTATTAAAACATCCGGCACACTGGGGCAAGAATTTTCAGTTATAAATCCGTTTTTGACATTGAATTATATTATTCATTCTGGTCCGCCAGCATTCTAAGGTAAAAACAAATGGCATATACAATTAACAAAACTGACGGAACAATTTTAGCCACAGTGGCAGACGGTCAGATAGATGAGTTATCAACAGATCTTACACTCATAGGAAAAAACTACAGCGGCTTTGGTGAATCAATTAATGAAAATTTTGTCAAACTGCTGGAAAATTTTTCCAGCTCTAGCCAACCTACAAGTCCTATCAGAGGACAAATTTGGTTTGATGTAAGCGAATTAAAATTAAAAGTCTACAGTGGAACAGGTTTTGTGCCAGTGAGCTCTGCCACAATATCCAGTCAACAACCTTTGAATCTAGGTGTAGGAGATCTATGGTTCAATGATTTGGCAAAACAGTTGTATTTCTTTGACGGTTCAAACACTATATTATTAGGACCAGATTATTCTGTGCTTCAAGGTATTAGTGGACTAAAGGTAGTGAATATTTTAGACTCATTAAATCAAAATCGAGTAGTGGTATACCTCTATACCAACGGCATATTGCTAGGTATTTTTTCCAAAGATGCATTCACTCCCAAATTGCCTATCGACGGATTTAGTGGTAGTATCATACCTGGATTCAGCGCAGGAACATTGGCTGGTTTAAAGTTTAATGTTACTGTGACAAACAGTGAAAAACTTGGAGGTCAGACTGCGAGCCTATATGTTAGAAACGATACAAGTAATATTGTTAACGGCCAGATTATTATTTCATCAAACTTAGGGTTGATTATTGGAGATGCAAACCAAGGACAGTTTCAAGTTCAAGATGGTAATTTAATAATTGCTAACATCGCTTCAAACAAACAGATGACTTTCAACGTTAGACGAGATGTTATCGCAGAAGCAGCAATCAATATAGAAGCTGATGCTCGTCGAATTGATTTATATGATGGATTTCCTACCAGTGAAGTACAAATAGGTGGAAGTCTCACAGTGCAGGGAGACCTTACTGTGAACGGAAACGTGGTCACAGTGAATACCAGCACAGTAACCATTGAAGATAAGAACATAGTGTTGGCCAAACAAACTGGTATTGTACCCACAGATACAAATGCAGCTGGCGGAGGTGTAGTACTACAAGGAGCCGCCAGCCATGTATTTTTATGGCACGATGTAGGTCAAGCAGCACAGGCCACTAGCGGGACTGCAACTGCTGAAGGCTACAATGATGCTATTCCTGCATTAGCCAGTGCTGCGTGGACCAGTTCAGAACACATAAATCTAGCCACAGGTAAAGAATTTAAAATTGACGGAGTAACTGTGTTGTCGGGTACATCACTTGGTCCAGGTATAACTAGTATTCCGGGTGTAACCAGCTTCGGTGTGCAAACACAACTATCTGTAGATAGCCTATATCTCAATGATGCCGCTATACAGGTAACAACATCAAACACCGATTTATCGTTGCTTATCAACGGCACAGGCGGTCTTAATTTAGGCAGCAAAAAGATCAAATCAGTAGCAGACCCAACTTCTGCACAAGATGCTGCCACAAAAAATTATGTTGATAATACCATCAAAGCTAGAAGTATTGTACTCAGCCTGGATATATCTGACGGTATTTCTAATGCAGGTATTGCTACATTATTAGAGCAGATTGCACCGGTAGCAGAGTACAACAACGGTACCATTGCTAGAGTGTTGTGTTCACTGTTGATCAACAGCACCACTAATCTTGACATCAATCCATTGCTGTCAACCTCTTCAACAGAATTTGTGACTCCAACAGGTACAGCGTTTGGATTGAATAACATTAGTTTCACTACCGCCACAGTGGCAGCGCCTGGGCTGATTGTTTCAAGGATAGTCAAAACATTCCAGATTATTTCTGGCGCATGGGTATTTGTATCTTAATGGTTAAATATGTAACGGAGCGATAAATGGCATATATCATAAACAGATTTAGCGGTCAGCAATTAGTAGTGCTAGAAGATGGCACACTAGATACCTCAACCAGTCTAGGATTGCTTGGCAGAAACTATACTGGCTATGGTGAAACACAAAATGAGAATTTTTTGTTTCTGCTTGAAAATTTTGCCAATGACAATCCACCGTCTAGACCAATCACAGGACAAACATGGTATAACACCGATATTGGCGCACTGAATGTTTATAATGGTACAGCCTGGACTCCTGTAGGATCTGCTGTTATCAGTGACACTGAGCCAGAAGGATTCGACGGCGGCATTTGGTACAAAGATATCACAGATCAACTGTTTGTATATGATTCTGGATTATGGAAATTAATAGGACCCGAAGCCATTGAAGGCTTTGGTATGACTAAAGTTCTAGCTGAAAAAATTAGGGATAGTAATGGCACTGAACATGCGGCCCTCAAGGTAGTAGTAGATGGCACAGTGTTGGCAGTGTGTGTTGATGATGCGTTTACTATAGATGATGCCAACGCAATACCTGGATTTTCAATCTTACAGGCAGGAACCAATATTTCAACCGCCAGGCCAGTCATTGGGTCACTGGTGGGAAATGCAGAATCTGCTAGTAAATTGAATCCTGGTAGAACTATAAATGGTGTGTATTTCGATGGTCAAACAGACATCGCAATTACATCAAACACAACTAATACATTAACAAGAGGCACCTATCTAACTGGTGCAAACTTTAATGGCTCAACAGCCACTACTTGGAGTGTAGATGCCAGTCCCAATAATGTTATAGGCAAAATTGTGGCTAGAGACAGTGCCGGAGATTTTTCCGCAGGCACAATCACTGCTAATTTGCTCGGTAATGTCTCTGGAAATGTAACCACTGCTAGCGGAACCAGTACTTTCAACATAGTATCAGCCAACGAATTCATAGGAGCCACGCTATCTGGCAACGCATTTACAGCCACAAAATTACAAACAGCAAGAACAATCAACACGGTACTGTTTGATGGCAGTGCAAATATCACAGTACCTGCAGACGGTAACACATTGACGGGCACACAATTGGCAGTCAACATAGTAGATTCTCATCTTACTAATGTGGGAACACTATCTTCTCTAGACGTAGCTGGCGCAACCGGTATCACACTCGGAGGACCTAGCACCAGTGTGGCGCCTTTGAGAATATACTTAGACGCATCTACAATACCAACATTACATTCACGTAATTCTGGAATACGTTTCACAATTCTTGATCCAACACAACCGTCAAGTACGGCTGCAATCTCTATGGTAAATGCAGCCACGGCGTTAGCGTTAGGAGGGCTCAATGCTCCAGCTATGATCCCAGTGAATACTGCTACTACTGATCTAGGAATATCCACTGCAAAATGGAACAACGTGCATGCCAACTTTTTTGTAGGCACAGCCACTGCTGCACAATACGCAGATCTTGCTGAAAAATACGTAGCAGATCAAGAATATGAGCCTGGTACAGTACTTGAATTCGGCGGTGAATTTGAAGTAACTCTAGCAGAAGACGGATCAAATAGATTGGCTGGTATTGTATCAACAGCGCCTGCATATCTAATGAACAGCGAATGTGTAGGTACATATGTAGTTGCCCTTGCATTACAGGGTAGAGCACCTTGCAAAGTTAGAGGAAAAATATCCAAAGGCGATATGCTGATGAGTGCAGGTGACGGATATGCTAGAAAAGCAATCAGTCCTCAAATAGGTACAATTATAGGCAAAGCACTAGCAGATTTTGATGGTGTAAATGGTGTTATAGAAGTAGCAGTAGGCAGAGTTTAAATGGGTGTATTTACGATAAATAATAGTTACAACGGAGTTGATCAATGGCATATCAAGTAGACAAATTTAATGGAACGTTCTTAGTCTCTGTCGACGACGGTACCATTGATACCACCACTGATTTGCGTTTTGTAGGTAAAAATTACGCTGGCTACGGCGAAGTACAGAACGAGAATTTCTTACATTTGCTGGAAAACTTTGCCAATACATCGGCCCCTCCAAAAAGAATAACTGGTCAAATTTGGTATGACAGCGGCCTAAAAAAACTTCGGTTCTACGACGGCACAAAGTTTAGAACAGCCAGCGGCGCAGAGATAGGTCCTACCCCTCCCAGCGGATTGCAGGCCGGTGATTTTTGGTTTGATACCGGAGCCGAACAACTGTATGCCTATACTGGCACTGAATTTGTATTAATTGGCCCTGAAACCCTGCCTGATCTAGGCGCATCGGCAGTACAGGCGCAGGTAGTCAAAGACACCCTTAACAACAATCATACCATAGTAAAATTTCAATCTGGCGGTGATGTAATATCAATCGTCAGCAAAGATGCATTCACCCTAAATAGCGTTTTAAATCCTATAACAGGATTCTCAGTGATCAAGAAAGGTGTCAATCTAGTCAACACCAACGGCACTACCGGAGTAACAACTACAGATCACTATTTTTGGGGATCAGCAAGCAATGCATTGAGATTAGGCGGTTATGCTGCCAGCGAATATATTAGAATAGGTGAGGTATCCTTTACTAATGCAATTGCTTTCGCCGATGCTGGCCTTACAGTAGGTGATCAAAATGATTTAAGAATCCGTGTTGAAAACGGTGATGAACCCATTATTGAAAACAGATTAGGCAATACTATAACCTTGAGAATACGAGTATCGGACAGTGATCTTCGTAATGTTGGTATTGTAACTGCAAATGGCATGATTCCAGGCACAGACAATTTCTTTACTCTTGGTTCTGCTGTTTCTAAGTGGGCTAACGTGCATTCAACCACATTCACAGGGGCATTAACTGGTAATGTAACCGGAAATACCACAGGCGTACACAAAGGTAATATACTTGCTGACGACAATTCTGTGGCCTATACCGCGGTTACAAAAATATTTTCAGGCAATTTCTCGGGAACACTCACAGGCAATGTGATAGGTTCAGTTACAGGTACAGCCACTAACGCTTTGTCTTTGAACAGTCTAGTTGGAGAACTTGGTGCAGTAGCAACTTCTGTGGCTCTGCGAGATAGCAGTGGTAACATCACTGCTACTAGATTTATCGGAGTCGTAGATAAATCAGATAGAACTAGAATAAATGACGCAGCAGTAGACACAGACCCTAATTACAGATCTGCTAAAACCACAAAAACAGCTAACACAATTGCAGCTAGAGACGGTTCAGGAAATCTATTGGCCAATACCTTTGACGGTACAGCAACCGCAGCGCAATATGCAGATCTTGCTGAAAAATATCTAGCAGATAAAGAATATGAAGTGGGCACAGTAGTATGTATTGGTGGTGTAAAAGAAATTACAGCAGCCACATATGGTAATAGAGCTATCGGTATTGTGTCAGGTAAGCCAGGTTTCATAATGAATTCGCAATTAGATGGTGGCACATTGGTTGCACTAAAAGGTCGTGTGCCTGTAAAAGTACAAGGTACAGTTAAGAAAGGGGACAAGTTGGTCCCTGCTCAAAATATGTTTGGCGCAGCATCGGCTGCAGACAAATCTGATACAGATTATTTTGCTATAGCTCTTCAAGACCACCAGTCTGGTTCAGGTGTTATAGAAGCATTGGTATTATAAGGAAAATTTATGGCAATCGGTGATTTTATTACTGCAACTGATTATAACACAATCAGAACAAAAATATTCAATGTAATGTCCACAGGAGCTGGTAATTTTGGTTACGGCCAAACCGTATTTAGTTCTTTGGTAGCAGCTGGGAATTCAGTAACAAAGACTCAATGGGATGCCTTGAGATATGACATCTATAATGCGTTATTACATCAAACAGGATCGGGCGCAGTATTGACCACAGTGGCTGTAGGCGACGTAGTAAGATATGGTGCCAGCCAACCTAATTTTCAATATGACACCTTTGCTGATCAAGCAACTACAAATAGATTTGATCTAGGTACAGGACAATTTGTCACAGAGGCCATTGACAACAAAACATTCACATCTTCCTGGGTAAATTCTTTAACTGCCACTGTTACTGTTACATTTTCTACAGCTGAGGAGGCTAGATTCTTTTTTAATGCCGGTGGAAAAATTCGATTCGCCAGCTCAAGAACAGGCGGATCAGCCGAAGCACAAAACACATCTTGGAGCAATCTGCTCAGCAGCGCAGGTACACAGACATTTGTCGGCGGCCCAGCAGGCATAAATTTCTTTTCACTTACGAACTCTTATCAAACATTTTATACTGCAAGCGGTAGTTCGGCCTATGCTGCCAATCAGTGGAAACTAGAAGCGTTATGCAACGTCAGTAGCAATACTACAGGAACTGCCAATGTTATCACTTTCCGAGTGAGTTGGTTAGACAATTACTTTGATCCCGGTCCAAATCCAAATCCGCCCCCAGGCGACCTAGTAGACGGTACTCTTACGCTTACAGTTGATCAAGTTCGCCCTGCTGGATTTCTACAGCCCAGCGGTACCTTTACTATTATCGCACCAAGCTCTTCAGTAGTCAGCGCAATCAGCGGCTCATAATTTTACCTCTCGAAACACAGTACATAAATAATGTGCGTGTTTTATAGGAGGTAACATGGACGGTCGTTTAAAAGCAGCCTTAGATTTTTCAAACTACAGGCAAACACTCACAATCCAGCGTAAGCAGCTCAAAGAAAAAATTGATGCAAAGATGACCTACGGTCATAATGGCGGAATATTCAAGATAGATCGCTCTCTAATCAATTTTGTTCAGCTGCTAATTGATAGCGAAAGAATTGAAGAAGTTCCTTTGCTAGACTCAAACGATACTCCAATTTTGATTAAAAATATGAATGAGTTTAAAGAAGAAATATTAGATAGATATTTTACTGCTGTTTACGAATATTATGAACAACATGAAACTTTAAAAAAATCTCGCTCCGTTGAAAAATTGTTAGATCTATGAAAAAAGGATGTCTAATATTTGCACACAATAACAGACAAATTGATTACAGTCTGTTGGCTTTAATATCCGGCGGGCTTGCTAAAAAAAATTTAAAAGTTCCAATATCTTTAGTAACAGACAAATCAACGGTTGATTGGATGCATGAGTTTGGCTCTTTACCAAAAGCCAAAGAAATATTTGAAAACATAATTATTGTAGACAGACCAGTGACAAATAATACAAGAAAATTAAGTGACGGCATGGAATCGTCAACAGTACCGTTTATTAATTCAAATAGACATTCTGTTTGGGAATTAACTCCTTATGATCGAACACTGTTGCTAGACAGCGATTTTTTAATATTTTCTGACAATTTAGGTCAGTATTGGGATGTTGATGAATCTTTATTAATTTCACATTCCATGAACGATATAAAAGGAGACAGGGTAGGTGAATTAGACAAAAATGTTTCAGAAACTGGTATCCATATGTATTGGGCCACTACAGTAATGTTTACAAAAAATTCAGAAACAAAATTATTTTTTGATTTGGTTGACCACATAAAAATCAATTACAAATACTACTCAGATCTTTATAGATTCAATCCCTTGCAGTTTAGAAACGATATTGCATTTTCAGTAGCTAAACACATTCTAAATGGTTACAGAGAAACAGATAACATATGTTTGCCGCCAATTAATACTGTAATAGATAAAGATATTTTGTGCGACGTAAGTAATGATAAATTAACTTTTTTAATTAACGATTTATTAAATCAAGAAAAATATATAGCAGCAGCTTCAAAGAATAGAGATATTCATATTATGAATAAACAAAGCATTATTAGAAACAGCAAAAAACTTTTGGAGTTACTATGAACTTTGGTTATCTAATAATAGTATCTTCAAACAACAATATAGACTATTTAAAATTAGCGTATGCATTGGCTCTCAGCATTAAAAATACTCAAAGAGATGGATATGGCCATGTTGCATTAATAATTGACGACACAAAAAAAATTAAAGATTTAAAAAGCCCATGGGTTTTTGATCATGTAATTGAATGGAATAAAGAAACGTTTTGGGACGGAAGATCGTGGATGAACAAATTATCTCCCTTTGAATATACAGTTTGTCTAGATGCGGATATGTTGTTCACTAGAGATTACAGTCATTGGATAGATTATTTTATAGAAAATTCTGAGCTATACATTGCTCCTAACGCATATACATATCGAGGAGAACTAATTACTAACGATTTTTATAGAAGAGCGTTTACAGATAATTCGTTACCAAATTTATATAGTTTTTACACTTTTTTTAAACAAGATTCAAAATTAGTTGAAGAGTTTTTTTCTTTAGGTAGGTGGATCATAAAAAATCCTACAGAGTTTTCTAATCTTTACCTGTCGAACAGAAAACCAAAAGTTGTTGGCACCGACGAAGCATTCGCTCTCAGTGCTAAACTGTTAGGCATTGAAAATGAAATTAGTTATAATTTAGAATTCCCCAAAGTAGTTCATATGAAACCAATGGTGCAAAATTGGCCCTGGCCCGCCAATGAGTGGACTGATCACATAGGATTCTATCTCAACGTCGACGGACACATAAAATTAGGAAATTATCAACAGACAGACATTATTCATTATGTTAATAAAGAACTAATAACTGACGAGGTTATTAGTATATTAGAGGAAATAGCATGGAAGAATTAATGGATTTTGACGAATGGATCAAAATCGCCAACGCTACCAAAATACAATACTGGGCAAAATATGATCCCGACAACGGAAAAGTTCTTGGAATATATCCAGGATCATCTGCAGATACAATAAAAAATAAGATAGAAATTGATCAAGAGACTGCAGAATCAATAAATGACGGAACAACTTCTATTTTTAATTGCCACGTAGATTTAGAATCCGGCAATTTAGAAATTATAGAAATTAAATCATTGACAAGTATTGACGATGTACTACACAGAGTGGTAGATTCGAAATGGTCTGACACTACTGATGCAGATATCTACATAACACATAATAACAGTACTATTTCTATAATTTTAAATGAAAAGTATAGAAAAGGAAAACGCATTTTTTGGAACGGAGAAACTGAAATGAATTTTTTTATTACAGATTACAATGATCCAAATGTTTTGCATAACATGTTTACAGTAAAACTCAGTAAATTAATTGAAGAAAATTTTTCAATAAAAATTGATTCCCCAAAAAAATTTAGTGTTTATTCTAGACGACTTTTTAAAAAATATATTTTTATAAATGAAAACAATTGAACTTGACATAGTTTTTTTAAGCTACGACGAACCCAATGCAGATCTTCACTATGCAGATCTATGTTCTAAGGTGCCTTGGGCCAAACGTGTACACGGCGTAAAAGGATCGGACGCAGCACATAAACAGGCCGCAGAACTGTCGGAAACAGATTGGGTGGTTACTGTGGATGCTGACAACATTGTAGATTCTAAATTTTTTAACGTTGAGATAGATACCATTGATCCAAAAATTCAGGTATACAGCTGGCTAGGAAGAAACAGATTAAATGGTTTGCTCTATGGTAACGGTGGATTAAAAATTTGGCGGAAAGATTTCATTCTCAACATGAAAACTCACGAAGCCAGCGACAGTGAACGAGCCCAGGTTGATTTTTGTTGGGAAGATGGATATCGTCAATTTAAAGAATGCTATAGTGAAACTGTAATTACAGGATCACCGTTCCAGGCATGGCGAGCAGGATTTCGTGAGGGCGTGAAAATGACTTTACTAGATGGAATAAAAGTTCCTCCTATGGAAATCAAGGAACGTGTGTGGTGGCATAATATACATAGACTGCGCATGTGGTCAACTGTGGGAGCACATGAAGAAAATGGTATATATGCCGTATACGGTGCTAGACTCGGCACTTGGTTGGCAAATTGCACTCAATGGAATTATATTGATGTTAGAGATTTTGAAATATTAAAAGATATATATCATGATTATGCAAAGCCTTATGAAGATGATAACAATCAAGGTCTAATTGAAGAAATAAAATCTTTAGGTGACAAAATAAGTACGCAATTAGGATTACATTGGCCTTGGCTAGATGCTGATCAAAGCAAATATACGTTGGATCTTTATATAGAAACAATGAATTTATCTAATACCTATTTAAAAAATGTATGATATTTTTCTTGTAAGCAAATCTGTAGTATGCAACAACCAATGGCAAACTTTTAAAAAAAGATATCCACGATCACAAAAAATAGATAATGTAACATCTTTTGATCAAATAAAATCAAAAGCATTTACCAAGTTTTTTTGGATAATTTGGGAAGATTTATTAGTTGATGAATCTTTTGATTTTTCTTATAAAGTGCCTGAATGGGATAACGATTACATTCACGTATTTAAAAACGGTGAATTCTTTGACGGAGTTTGTTTAATTTCTAAAACAGCTAATATTAGCCAACGAGAATTTGAAAACAGATTTGTTGTTAACGGAAAAAAAGAAATAGATATTGTAGCATCGCATCCTAAACCATATGATATATTTTATATAGACACGTATGATGAATATTTAAATGCTATAGAAACTGCAACAACTGATATGTTTTGGGTTGTCTGGAAAGAAGTTGTTGTAAATTCTAAATTTAAATTTGATTTTAAAGTTCCTAAGTATGAACAGCATATTCCTCACGTATTTAAAAACGGAAAGTTCTTTGACGGTATCTGTATTTTTCCAAGAACAGTCAAGGTCACACAACGAGAATTTGAAAATAGATTCTATGTAGAAAAAAAAGAAATAGATATAGTTGCGTCAATTCCTCGAATATTTGATATATTTTTTATTTCTTATAATGAATCCAATGCAGATGAAAATTATAAAACATTGTTAACAAGAGTTTCGTCTGCTAAAAGAATACACGGTGTAAAAGGAATACATCAGGCACATTTACAAGCGGCCAAGGAATCTACATCAGAAATGTTTTGGATAGTCGATGGAGATGCACAAGTATTAGAAAATTTCGAATTTACAATGCCGCAAATTCCCTATTACAATCTGCAAGAAAGAAATCACTTTAACGAAACTGTACATGTATGGAAAAGTCAAAATCCTATTAACGGATTAACTTATGGGTACGGTGGTGTAAAGCTATTTCCTAAAAAACTAACACTGAACATGGATCTAACAACACCAGACATGACAACTTCTATAAGTAACAACTTTAAAGTTATACCTACGGTTAGTAATATCACACAGTTTAATACAGATCCTTTTACTACGTGGAGAAGTGCATTTAGAGAATGCGTAAAATTATCTAGCAATGTAATTGATAGATATTATGATAAGGAAACTGATCATAGATTACAAATTTGGTGCACAGAAGGAATAGAAAACAAATACGGTGAGTATGCCATAGACGGTGCAATAGAAGGGAAAAAATACGGAGAAAACAATATAGGAAATTTACAGGCATTGGCTAAAATTAACGATTTTGATTGGCTTAAGGATAAATTTGAAAATGGCAGATAATAATATCAAAGGCGACGAAGTAAAAATTATAAATGGAAAATTTGAATCTGTCTATATGCACAAATCAGAACACATGTTGTCTGAATTAAACAAAGTTAGTCCAAGTTTTTGTCTAGCCAAATGGTATAATGTAAGCATACACATTCCTACAGGTCAAACTCATAGTTGTTATCATCCAAAAAGCCACCACGTTCCTATAGAAGAAATCAAAATTGACGTAGGTGCATTACACAATACAAAATATAAAAAAGAACAGCGCAAAAAAATGCTAGAAGGTACTAGGCCTTCAGAATGCAATTTTTGTTGGGAAATAGAAGATAGCGGAAATAATCTCAGTGATAGGCCCTACCGCAGTTTAGATAGCTGGCGTCCAGGATTAATTAGAGAAGCAATAGCACTTGGGCATCAAGGAAATCCTAAACCTAGGTATGTTGAAGTCAATTTTAATCAAGCCTGTAATTTTAGATGTACTTATTGTAGTCCTCATCTTAGTACAGCTTGGCAACAAGATATTGAAAGAAATGGTCCGTATAAATTAACAGACAGAACTCACAATGATTTGACGTGGATGAAAGATAAATCCATGCCAAATAACAGTCCTGATAATCCTTACTTACTGGCGTTTTGGAAATGGTTGCCTACAATTTATCCAACATTACAAACATTCCGTATGACAGGCGGAGAACCGTTAATGGACAAGAACACGTTTCACATGTTTGATTATGTTAAGAATAATCCTAAAAAAGATTTGCATCTAAGCATAACCAGTAATTGTTGTCCGCCCGGAGATCAATGGAATAAGTTTATAAATGAATTAGATGGTGTTTCTTCTGCTATTGACCATTTCATGTTATTCTGTAGTTTAGACAGCTGGGGTCCTCAAGCAGAATATATTAGAGACGGATTACACTTTGAAACTCTTAATAAAAACATTAGAGAATATTTAATCAAGGGAAAAAAGCACAGTTTGACATTTATTGTAACATTTAATGTTTTAAGTTTTTCAGGCTGGTTAGAGTATGTAAAAAATATCCACGCACTAAGAAACGAGTTCAATGTAGATAGACAATTAATATGGTTTGATATTCCACAGTTATCAAGTCCTAATTGGATGGATCCTAGGATGGCCAAAGACATGATCACTGTGCTTGAAGACTCTATTTGGTTCATGCAACAGAATAAAGAAACTGAAAGCAATAGATTTAAAGGTTTCAAAGATTACGAAATTAGTAAAGTACAACGGTTAATTGATTGGATTACGCTAACTCCGTTTGATGACAAAATAGCTATTAAAAACTTTTATCTTTATTTTTTAGAACACGATCGAAGAAGAGGAACTGATTTTCAAAAAACTTTTCCTGAATTAAATAATCTGTGGATTCAAAGCAAGGGACAAAATGAATAGAATACAATTTGTAAAAGATGTTAGAGATAGATTAAATGCAGTGAGTCCTAGCTTTTGTACAATGAAGTGGTTACACCAAACGCTTTATCTTCATACGGGAGATAACCACAGTTGCTATCATCCTCGTCCACATCACATTGGTCTAGATGAAATCGCAGTAGATGTGTCGGCATTACACAATACCAAGTGGAAAAAAGAACAACGTAAAAAAATGTTAGAGGGTGAGCGTCCTCAGGAATGTTACTACTGTTGGAATATTGAAGATCTAGACGGCGATCATATCAGTGACAGAATGTTACATAGTTCAAGTACATTTAGCGAACCTATAATTGAAAAAATAGCAGAACTTCCTTGGGACGCTCCAATCAATCCTAGATATCTCGAAATTAGTTTTGGTAATGGTTGCAATTATCGTTGCGGATATTGTGGCCCCCAAGCCAGTTCGATGTGGATGGAAGAAATTAAAAAGCACGGAAATTATGATTTAACCTATAATCAATACGGTATTGAGTTTCTAAAAACAGGAACATACTATGCACCTAAGGAAGAAAATCCTTATATTGAAGCGTTTTGGAAATGGTGGCCTAGTTTAAAAAATGATTTGCATACTTTAAGAATTACTGGCGGAGAACCTCTAATGAATCCAGGAGCTATGCAGTTTTTTAAACTATTAGAAAATGAACCGGCACCTAACCTAGAAGTAAGTATTAACAGTAACTTAGGTGTAACATTTGAAAAAGTCGATAGTTTGTACACTAGAGTTAACAGCTTGATAACTCAAAAAAAGATTAAATCTTTTAGTTTGTTTACCAGTATAGATTCGTGGGGACCACAAGCAGAGTACATGCGTACAGGGTTACGGTGCGATCACTGGGAAAGAAACATGACGCAGGCCATCGAACAGCTAGGAATATCAGTTAATTTCATGATTACATTTAATGTACTATGCGTAACTAATTTCCGATCTCTCTTAGAGAAATGCATTGAGTGGCGAAAGAAATATGGAAAACAAGCAATCAGTTTAGACATGCCATATTTGAAAGAACCGCCTCACTGGATGATTAACATATTAACAGATGATTTCTTGCAGTGCATGGATTCTAATCTTGAATTTATTAAAGATAATCAAGATTACTTTACAGGAATTGAATACGAAAAGTTTAAAAGAGTTACGGATTACATGCGAGAGAATCCGGTAAGCAAAGAAAAGATTCGTCAAGGCCGCCGAGATTTTTATTCGTTTTTTACAGAAAATGATCGTAGATTAGGAACTAATCTCTTAGAAGTGTTTCCCGAATATACTGATTTTTATAATTTGTGTAAAACTATATATGATGAAACAAAAATTAATAATTGAATTTGATAATTCTATTCAATTAGAATGGAATATAAAACGTCAACCTCTTGCACAAAAATGGGCAGCACTGGTACAGGAAATGATTACCAAAGAATTACCCACCAAGGTAATGAATTTCCATTTTATGTCAAACCCCAAACAGTACTATTATGAGTTAACCAGAGATTCTATAAATTTATTAAAAGAAAAAATAAATTTAATTCCTAATTTTCCTACAATAGACTCTATAAATTTACAGGATTTAAACAGCCTACATGATTGGTTTGCAAATGCACAAGATATAACCCATGTTTTGCATACTTTACATATGTCATTACACAGCTTAGAATCGGAAATATCGAATCAACATGTACAAAAATTTCCTAACACTCATGTTGCATGGAATACTTCTTACGGTAAAACATTTGAAGACAGAGAACATCTTTTGTTCGACAAAAGTAGAAATTTTGGCGATATATTTCTAACCTATCATCATATAGGAAAAGATCCATATGCTATATGGAGTAGCAACGATATTTTATCTGACGACGTATTTGTTGAGTATACGCAATATTCTGCAGATTTTGTAATATGGTTTGGTAAAAACACTAGATCTGAACCTTCAGAAGAATTTTGGAGCTGGTTTGATAGCAATTATGAATGGTTTAAACAAAGAACAAATTGGAAAAAAAGAGATATCAGGGCCGGAAATTCTAGATACATCGCGGCAACATTAAATACCACAGATTTATCTCCAACAAAAATTAAAAACATTTTAAAAACAGAATCTAAAATTACAAATATACATATTGAATAATGACAAAGTCTAAATTAATCATTTGTGCAGGCGATAGTTATACAGCAGGAGATGAACTTGCAGGAGATCTTTTCGTAGAAGGGTATACCAGTACATTATATCCTAATAACCAAGAAATGACGGATGAGCGTAAAAAAATAATTGAAAAATTACAAAAAAAAACTTTACCGTTATGGCAAGATAAAATTAAGAAAAATTTTTACGAATCGGAATGTAAGAAAAAGGCATGGCCTGCTCATTTAGAACAACTGCTATCTGGTACCGATGTAATAAATTGTTCAGCACCTGGAATATCTAATGAAGAAATTGTTCACAGAGCAATAGATACTTTTTGTAATTTGAAAAATGATTATAAAGCTAATAATATATCAATTATAATTATGGTCACTTCTTATAATAGAATGGGATATCCCATGTATGATGTTAATTATAAAAATGAATATAATTATGCTAGCTGGACTTCTGGGCACTTTGAAAATAAAATATCTCCATCTTTTATGGAAAATGATGTTTTCAATTTTTTCTTTAAAATGAAAGATTATGATCGATTAGTAAAATCTATCTCTGTATTGTCTCTTGCAAAATTGTTTTTTGAAACTAACGGATGTAGTATACATTTTGTTGATTCGTGTATTTGGAACAATGGATTAACGAAATTTAATTTTGAATATAAAGAAAAACTACAGTTTTACAAAAAAATTATTCCAATTGTTTTAAAAATGGCTGATCTTAACCCAGAATATGTATTACCTAATCATCACTTTACAGAACAAACACATAAAGAATTCGCAGAACAAATTAGTAAATTAATCTAGTATTCGTTTTGTTTCTTGTCCTATATCTGCCTTTAATTTATCTACATTTACTTTGAAATCTATCTTTTTGATTTCATCTTTGTATTCAGCAAATGTTTCTACCAATCTATTGGCAACTATATCGCTGTGACTGTTAGACAGCTGTTCAGCAATATTGATCTCCCATATCCTACCATTGCCAAATTCCAACCTAATTGATTCTAGGTAGTGAACCGGCATGGTATTCATATAAAGATCTTCAAAGACTTCCGGCCATTCCTGAACAAGATGTTTGGGCGGTTTGAACAGAGGTTTAGGCACTGTTAATTTCTTTGGCCTTTGCCGTTTTCTTTACCGGTGGATCCAAGTCGTCTGCTTCTTTACGTAGTCTTGCAGCTTCTTTGTACATTGAATCAGCTTGACTGCGGTAGCTTTTAGCAATATCTTTATCAGATAAAACTTCATTAGCGGCCGCCTTAAGAGGTACTACTGCAGGTGTTGATGGAGGAGCAAGGTCTTTGACCTTTACAAGTTCTTGAACTTCGGGGGTATTTTTCTTAGAACCCGAAACAAACGTGCATAAGTCATCCACTGCACAGTTTTTCTGTTCCGCAATCAATGTATTAAGTTGATGCAGGGCAATTTCACTGCCAGGCGACGGCATCATCAAAACATCGTCTGTAGGAACCTTGGCCATTCTGTTATCAGCCTTTAGCGCCTGCAACATTGGACGGCCGTCGGAAAATGATCTTGTAAATAATACTTCACCAAATTCAAATGCAGATTGTGCTTCGGTAGTCTCAACCAACTTCATGATATCGTCATGGTAGTTGTCTGACAGACTGGATACTGGAATAACCAATGCCTGATTGGATTCGCCGGGTAATGTTCTAAAAGCTACTAGAACCTTAGAGCCTGCCTTTTTCATTTTTCCTACATGTTTTAATGATTTCATCACTGTTCCTTTTTCGTGACAGCTTCTAAGAATGCATTTAGTTTATTATAAGTCTTACCAACTGCTTCTAATTCGGCTGCTTTAAACGCTCCTCGTTGGCTGGCCACATCTAATATGCTTCTTAGTGCGGACAAGTCGTTGATATTTAAATCCGGTGCTGCCGGCTGCGGTGCTTCTGCGGCTGGCTGTGCTTCTGGTGTTTTTACTTCTTCGTTCATGTGTTTCTCCTTATATGTGGACATGCTAGCATAAAATAAGTCAGCTCTTTGTGATCTTCAAATCCCACATATGTGGCAGTCTTGAGTTTTCCATCTTGTGAAATACCAGGCTGCCTTTTTATGTAGAATCTTCCCACCAATTTGGATCTGATCCAAGTTTCAACATCTGATCCAAATAGGTCTACATCGGCCAGTTTTATTTTGGCAAAATGCGGAGCCACTGAATCAACCTGTCTATGATTTAAGATGTCAAGAGCGTTTAGTTTTAACATAGTGATATTTAATTCAACGATAATTTATTGAGACGATTCTTGGCTTAGTCTTTTATTCAACGCCTTAGCAGCACCCATTTTTCTAACATCGCCGGCAAACAGATACAGTTCAAAGGCTGCTTTTTCTGATAATACTTTAATGTATCGTTTTTGTAAATGGAAGGGCGAATCTAGATATTGATCCATCCAAACTAGAACTTGCGGTCCTATTGTAAGATCTTTTGGAAGTTCTATTTTGTAAGTTTTAATTTCTGATTTGGTTTCTACAAATTCTAGACATTGGTCAGTCATACGTAGGCCACCAACATCTTTGCCTCGAGTACTTAACCACCAAACAGCACGAAATTTTTTAACATATTCGGCATCATGTGGCTGTCCAGCAGCTTTGAGGAATACCGAAGTATAGGTATCCTTGCGGTCCATATATTACTCTATCTTTTCGCCTTGACTGAGTTTATAAACTGCAAAGTCTTGAGTCTTGAAAAGTCGATTAAGTTTTTTTGCAAGATTGTGCGCATGACCGGGATTACTAAATGAAACTTTCTTGTATTTAGGACCGGGGTAACTAGCCACCAGACTACCACTCTTTAGATTGAATGGCTCACCTTTATAAAACACAGCCCAGATGGCATCGCTTTCAAGAATTTGTTCAATCTTAAAAGTGTCCTTATTGGCATGTTCAAGTATAACTTTGGGTTTTGGTCTGCTCATTAATACGTGTTTCCTAATTAACCACGTATATATTTATCAAGAACCGAACCCACCTCCATCGAACTTAACGTCAATTTTGGTAGTTGATTCACGTATTTCCGCTAACATAGCGTGTATTTCTTGAACGGTGCGACCTAATTTAGATGTTAATACTGCTAATTCAGCAGTTAGGTCTTTGGCTTCTTGTATTGATATCCTAATATCTTTTTGTTGGCTGCGTTCAGCAGCAGCTACTCTGGCCAGCAATCGTTCAACACCAGGTAGATTTGTGGGTAAGTTATTTTGCAACATTTGCCAGCACCTGCCGCATTTCTAGTTCAGTTCTAAAGGGACCTTGATAGGTGTATCTTTGCAAGGTAATCAACTTAGGACAAAAACTCTTGACCCACCCTTTGTCAAACTTAATTACATAATAACCTGCACAATACAAACTTTTTGAATCGCTGCTTTTTGTAAATAATGGTAGTTTACGTTTGATGTCAAACATAGCATTGTGTGGTTCGGTACTTGTCGAGTAGCCGTGAACTTCATTCGGCAAGGCATTGTCTGCTTCTTTGACAATCTTAGCAACAAAGAAATCTTTACCAAATTGTCGAGTTAGACTTTCTTTAGTGTCATAAATTTTAATGCCTAGTTCGTTGCTGAGAATAAAACGATTGTCTTCGTTCTTTCTCAGTGTGGCAAACTTTGCGCCATCTTTTTCAACAATCCAGAATTTGTTTTCGATAATTGGTTTAGCATGTAAATCGGTCATAGTGTATACCTCGCATTAAGTGGCTCAGCATAAGCCTGTGCCTGATCTGCAATCTTCTTAAGATCATACAGATTGCAAAATTTCATTAATCTAATTCCTACCTGGCTGACATTTTTATTTGCCTGTGTTGCTGTTGCAATAGTTTCAGACATGATCTGTCTAATGTCATTAGGTTGTGCTGTAAGATCAATCAGCTGTCGATTGCGTTCATAGTCTTCGAGCACACGATGTTCTTCGCCGTTGTGGTCGGACCAACGCTGAAGCATGAGATTGTTCCACGAGTAGCCTTTTGTGTCTCGGTCACCGTAGGCCTCACGGAGACCAACCTTATTCTTTGTGCCTTTTTCACGTACTCCCGGATATGCACTGAATACGTTGTCTGAGGTATCACCTCGCATACACTTTTCAAAAAGTAGCCATTGTGGGTCCGGAGCCGCTTTGACTTCTTGAGTTTTTTTATCAATGATGGGCTTATTCTTTTTATCAAAGTAGCCTTCGTGCGTGATAGTGATTTCGGTGACGCCATTGTATTGTTTCACGTTTGGTGCAATTAGTTGTACAAAATCTGTGTCTGTCGAAATGATTACATGATTATCGTCAGGATGACTCTGAATCCAGCCTGCAATCAAATCATCGGCTTCTAGTCTAGGATGTTGCAATACTGAACAGTTTGTTTTTTCAGTTACAAAATCTTTAAATGTATCGAACGCTTCCCAAAACACACGTTCTTCTTCTGCTTCTCGCTCTGTATGTGCCGCACGAGCAGCAGTACGTTGGGCTTTATACGGCTTATAAAAATCTTTACGCCAGCTTCTACCTTCTAAGAAGAATACCACGTGTGTGCCGCCGAAGTCTTGCCATGCTTTTTTAATGCTATTAAGAGTAATATGAAATGCCATGCCTAACTTAATGTCAGCATCACCGTTGATAACGTGCCTTGCACGAAAGAAAGTGTTTGCAGTATCAACTAAAATATATGTCATAGATTGTTTTTTCTAACAGAATTAATATCAATAACGCCAGTGTTAACAGCACCTCCAAAATCTCCGTCAACTACTACATTAGCGCAGAGTTCACGGAACCAACGATCTACAATTTCTTCATCTTTGTCGCCATCAAATCCGTATCCTTCTTGCTTTAATTTTAACACAAATTGCTCGTTCCAGTCAAGTTCAAAAAAGCCATTACGAATGTTGTCTTTGTTAACGTGCGTGTTAAGCACACCTACCCAGGGTTCTTTTAATTTAGTGGCGCGATCTTTTGGACTTAGTTTGGCAGTTTCTTCTGCTTCTTTGGCACGTTCTGCAGACGCAACTGCATCTTTAGCGATCTTTGTGGATTCTTCTGCCAGCTTTACTGCGGCTTCAGTTTCTGCTTTGAGTTTATCAATGCCAAATAATTTTTCTATAAATCGTTTCATTAAGTACCCCACTCATTTTTAAACAACGGCACCTGCAATCTATCACTGTAGCGTAGACCATTCTTCATTGCTAATAATGCTACATTTTTATTGTTTAGTGCGTAAACGCTTTCTACCCCTCCCACTGGCATTAGATAAACGTGTCCTTTAAATCCTGCTTTACGATAAGCGGCAATAGCGCACTCTGCGTCGGCAAAGTCTTGTTCTGTAGCAATAACAAATTTTAAGTATGCTGTGCCAACTTGTTCGTATTCACAAACTACTTCTGGTAGAATTGCTTCTTCCCACTTCTCACCACTGCATGGAAGTTTAGCACTTACACTAAATGTAACTTCTCTAGCAAAATCCATATTAGGCATTTGCCATTCTACTAGATATTCTTTAAACTCTTCTGTTAGCTTTTGAGTACCGTTTGTTTCAAATGTAATTTCTTTTAGGCCTGCCATTTTAGGATGACGTAGCAAGTCTGGATAAGCACGTTGCCACCCTAGCAAAGGTTCACCGCCTGTGATAACAAGATGTTCATCCTTCCATTTGTTGTGGGGCAGTATCTCTTCAATACGTTCTGCAATAGCATCGCTAGTAAGCATTGGACTAAGATCCTTAAAGCGTGGGTCCCATGATGCATAACTATCACAACCAGTACTAACTAACGGAAGTTCTTCATAGACTTTAAATTCAGTGATGCGTTCAGAGATAGATTCAACTTCTTTGCTTAGTTCGCCGCGAGGCATACCAAATCCTGCACATTTAAAGTTACATCCAAATGTACGTAGAAACACACTAGGTACCCCCATGTACCTGCCTTCACCTTGTATGCTGTAAAACAGCTCTGCGATTTTAATTTTACTCATAATATATTATACACTATTTTCCACAGGTGCGTCAACCTTTTTCAAAAGCCAACTACCGTCTTTTTGATCTATCCATTTCAATGTGTCTCCTTCTTTCCAACCTGCCTGTTCTAGCAGTTCCGGTGGAAAAGTTAATATGGCATCCCCACTACCATCGTCAGTTTCTTCTAGGTTAAGTGTCCAACTTTTCAATTTCAACTCCTAATTAAATTGTGTTCTCATTTTGCTTCTTCCAGTCTTGATGTCTACGTCGACGACATTCTTCTTTGACATCAATAGGAATATCAGGATGCCATTCAGATAGACTACAATCATATATTTTGTACTCCGGCATACTGATTTGAGACAATACCAAAATCCAAATCACACAAGCAACAATAAATCCGATGACGTATTTGATCATATTCTATCGCTCAACAATATTTTACACATCATTGCATCGTGTTCGTTATGAAATCGAAATGTCATCTGATCAGTTTCTGGATGACTAGTGTATCGATCGCCCGGCAAGCCAAAGTGTTCTAACACCATAGCACAGGTTTCATTCCACCAAAAACCAGTTTGTTCTTGTTTCCAAGGAACTAGAATTTCATTCACTGATCATGTCCTCTAATGTTTTAAATATTTTAGAATTACCTTCAATGGTATAATGATTTATACTTCCTCTTTCTTTAGACCAAAGCCTACTAAAATCAATATGATTAGTTTCTATTGCAAGTTGTTTGGCGATATCAACATGACTCATGCTGATATAAGGCACAGTGATCAATAGTTTAATCTGTTTTCTAATTAAATTATAAATGTCTATTTGATATTGATCATCGTAATGATATTTAAAATATTCTTGTGCAGCTTTGAGACTGGGATTTCTAAATGAAGATCTATCAAGCAGATCATTTAAAATCAAGTCACAATCTTTGTGCAGTCCTTGTTTATGTATAGGATGTTGCGGGGTATGCAGTCGACTGGGACTGGTATGACTCACAATTACTAGGTCAAAATTCATAACTTGCTGAGATTCAATTTGTTTTAGGATCTTGTATTCGCCTATACCTGCCTGTGCTAGATTAACCACACTATATTTTGCAGCCAGAAGTGTAGGCCATCCTAACTGGGCATTTGGCCATACTGTAGCAAAACTGTCTCCGGCAATCAATATTTTCATTGTGATTTTAACCAGGGCAGATATTTATCTGAGATATACCTGTGATATTCACGATTATAATGTTCGTTGTCTTCTAGATAGAATTTTGTATGATCTATCAGTTTGTCAGCAAGATAGGCTTCAACAGTTTTAGAAGCAATCACAGTATTGTTTAATTTTCCATAATATTCAAAATTACTAGGAAATTTTAATCGTTCTGTAAAATTAAAAAGATAGAGTTTAGCGCCGTGTTCTGCACACATACGATCCCATACATAGACATCTAGTAAAAAATCACGTTTTTCTAGAAATGTGTTAAGTTCAAAAAATAACTTCACTTCCATATAGGTGTTTTTACGAAGATTTGGTGTGCGCAGTCCTTTGCGCATGTCAATGTCTATTCCAGGGAAATTACCATAGTCGTTATCGAGTGACTTCTGAAATAATTGTATTTTTTCATTTTGTATAGTTTGATCACAGTACCTATCAATGGCACCGTTATCAGCACTCATCTTTTCGGTAAAATAGTCAATGGGTATAACTTCGTCGGACAGCTCACCGTCAAAGGCCAGCCTAAACCTATTAAATGGGGCTAGACATATAAACACTTCGTCAATGTCATCATACTTTTCAAACATAGCAGATAGCCAATCTGTGTAGACTCGATTGCAAACACCTGCCATTGCATATATTGCTACAGATTTGTTGTTATCTTCTCCGTAGATTTCTGCATAGTTGTTGTCGTTCCAGTAGGTGTAACTACCTGGACCTACTTTAGTCGGATGACTCCAATAGCCACAGGTTTGACTATCTCCTATAAACAATGCTCTACTCATTTTTTGTAATTGCCTTTTTCTGGGATAACATGTCTCACTCCACCACGTGGATCTTTCATGTCTCCTTTGCGTCTTGGAATTAGATGTATATGCGGGTACATGACTGTTTGTCCTGCTGCCTCACCCCAATTGATACCAATATTAAAACCGTCCCACTCACCTTTTTCTACCATGTCTTTGCCATGAGTGAGCGCATCACTGAAGCAGTCAACAATCACTCCATCGGCTGCATACTGCGGAACAAATAGCAAATGCCCTTCGGTTACAGGGTACTTATCTTTAAATACCTTGACATGAAAGTCTTCCCGGACCAGGTCCTTCCACGGTGCAATACCTTCCTTCTCTGCATCTTCCAGTATGTAATCTTCTTTTCTCATTTTGTCCACCACTCTTCAAAGGGGAATTCAATCCATAAAGGATTTTCTGCTTTGTTAATTTCTTCGCCAACATAGTCCATTTTGACTTTAGACTTGCTGGCAAGGTTATCAAATATGGTGGCAAACTTTACATTTTGATTCCATATTTGATCAAGCCATCTTTCGTCATCAGGCAAGCAGCCACTC